ATGGACTAAGAACAATCCCAAAGGAACGATCATTAGTCTTAACGAAAACAATTGGACACCAAACCCAGATAGTAACTACCCCAAGGAGATAAATCATGTTAAAGATTCTGATGTTCCGTTTTGATATAGCCTTATTTTTATTGGTTTTTGCACTGTTTATGCCGATAGCAGAAGCAGGTACTAAATGCGAGCCTGTTCCTGGCGGTGGCTTTTGTTGTTGGGATGTAGAACGAGATGGCATCTTTAAACCGATCTCTTGTGCATGATTATTCTGGATCTACCTTACCCACCGTCAATCAATAACTATTGGATGACGAGTGGGCATCGCAGATACATTAGTAAAAGGGGTATGGAGTTTCGAGGCGCAGTGTGGGCTTATTGCCTAGAATGGAAAGTGGGTAAATTGGGAGATCAAGCCGTGATGGTTCACATTGTTTTAAGACCAAGATCAAAGAAGCTCATGGATATTGACAATTGCGCTAAAGCTATTTTAGACAGCTTAGAACACGCAGGAATCATTACTTCTGATGTCCAGGTTGAGCGTTTAGTCATCGAAAGGGGGCAGCCAGTCAAAGGTGGTGGTTGCCGTGTGTTAATTGAAGTTTTTCAATCCGATAGCTCAGAGTCGAGTCCTTCACAAGAGGGCAGTTAGGTAAGGTGCGCCAGCCACCTCTTGAGTAAGCTGGCACTAATTTTGGAGAACAAAGTGCAAATAACAGTAGATTCTGAATTTAAAGAATTAATACCACCTCTTAGTTTTGAAGAATTGACGCAGTTAGCAGAAAATATTGCTAAAGATGGTTGTCGTGATCCATTAGTTCTTTGGAATGGAGTGTTGGTTGACGGACATAACCGTTATGACATTTGTAAGCGCAATGATTTGCCTTTTAAAACAATAGAGCGTGCTTTTGAAAATCGCAGTGAAGTAATTGAATGGATTATTACGAATCAATTTGGGCGCAGAAACTTAAATCCTTACATTCGTGGCATTTTAGCAATTCGCTTAGAAGCAGAGATTGCTGCAAGAGCTAAAGCAAACTTAAAAACTAGTTCAGGAGGTAAAAATCCTCAGCCTTTGAAGATATCTACAAAGGCGGTAGATACTAGAGAAGAACTAGCAAAGTTAGCAGGTGTATCAAATAATACAATTCATAAAATTAAAAAGATTGAGGAAAAAGGATCGGAGGAAGCAAAAAAAGCGTTAGCAAAAGGTGAGATTAGTATCAATCAAGCCCACAATGAGATTAAGACTAAAGAGCGCAGAGAAGAACGGGTTAAAAAGATAGTAGAAATTAGCAAAGGAAACTCTAGCCTAGAGCAAATAGCCGAGTTTTATCCTGTTATTTATGTTGATCCACCTTGGCGCTATGAACACTCTGAAACTGAAAGCAGGGCTATTGAAAACCAATACCCAACAATGAGCTTGGATGAAATAAAAGCATTAGACATCAATTCAATAACCACCGATGATTGCATTATGTTTATGTGGGCTACTAGCCCAAAGTTAGCAGAGTCTTTAGAAGTGATTGCTGCATGGGGATTTAGTTACAGAACTTGTGCCGTATGGGATAAGCAAAAGATTGGTATGGGGTATTATTTTCGCCAACAACATGAATTACTGTTAGTCGCAGTTAAAGGATCGCCCCCAACGCCTAAGCCAGAGAACAGACCATCTTCAGTTTTAAGCTATCCACGGGGAAAACATAGCGCAAAACCCGTTGAAGTGTATGAAATTATTGAAGCTATGTACCCAGAAATGCCTAAATTAGAAATGTTTAGCAGAAATCCTCGGGCTGGTTGGGGTTCATGGGGGAATCAAAGTGCATGAATTTAGTGATTCTTTAGCCAAAAGCCATACTGCTAGTGATTTGCCAATATGGGAAGAAATTTATAAGAAAGCCTTTCCTAGTATGTTAACAATGGTTGACCATAGGCAAGACGGAGAACACCAAAGGGCAGGCATTGATCGTTCAGTCATACTTGAAAATTCTAAGCAAATACTGATTGACGAAAAAGCACGGTTTCCTAGTAAAAATGGCTTTTCCTATCCTGATATTTTATTGGAACATATTTCAAATGACCAGACCAATGCACCAGGGTGGACTTGCAAACCACTAAGGGCAGACTATATTTGTTATGCCATTACAGGGTTAGGTCAAGCCTACTTGCTACCAGTACTGCAATTGCAACAGGCATGGAAAGCGAATTGTGCTGAATGGATAAAAAAATATGGTTCTATACCGTCAATTAACAACGGGTACAAAACTTGGAATACACCACTTATGCCAAATGTTTTGTTTTCTGAAATTGGCAAATGTTTAAGGATTCAATTTACAGCCTGTAATCAAACAACTAACTCTGGAGATAAATATGAATGTACCGTACAGAACCAAGACTGGCTTGGAGATTGGTAAATATTACGAGCGAGATACTCGCCCAGAAATATCAGCCGATATGGAGTTGATTCAAAGCATTATGTTGGGTAAATACGATTCTTTTCATCAAAAAGCAAAAATGGTTTACGGCTTTGCATTAGGAATTTTATTAATGATTTTTTGCTTGTTTGTGTTTGCTAAATGAAACACGCTAGTAAGGCAGAATTAATTGCGTTTGAACAGGAAACAGCGCAGTTGTGGGAAAACGGGGATTTACCGTACCTTATTCACCTATCAGGGGGCAATGAGGATTTTCTGATTGAATTGTTTGGTGAGGCGAGTGAAGGGGATTGGTTCTTTTCTACGCACCGTAATCACCACCACGCTCTTTTAGCAGGGATACCAAAAAATGAACTACAAAACACAATATTGGCTGGAAATTCTATGTTTGTTTATTCTCGCAAGCATCGTTTTTTCACTAGCAGTGTGCTTGCTGGTACTACTTGTATTGCTGCTGGCGTAGCCTATGCTTTAAAAGAAGCGGGTAGTAGCAACCGTGTCTGGTGTTTTTTAGGTGACGGGGCTGAAGATCAAGGTCATTTTTACGAAGCAGTCCGCATGGTCGCAGGGCATGATTTACCTTGCACTTTTATTATCGAGGACAACAATCGTTCAGTAGACACCACCTTATCAGGGCGTAATCCACTAGAGTTTAGGTTTAGGATGCCAGGTTGTGTAATCCGTAATCACTACACTCCGACTTATCCCCACGCTGGCAACGGTACTAAGAAGCACATTATATTTAAGGATAAAAGGTGAACAAAGTTTATTTTGGTGATTGCCGAGATTCCATGCGCCAAATGGCTAAAGATGGCATAAAAGTGCAAACTTGCATTACAAGTCCACCTTATTATGGTCTTAGAGATTATGGAACAGGAACATGGATAGGTGGAAACCCTGATTGTTCTCATAAAAGGGATAGCAAATATTCTGATAAAACAATTACTGGTCATGCAAACAAAGATTTAACTGTAGGTGATGCAATTTATAAGACTGTTTGCCCTAAATGCGGGTCTATAAGAAAAGATTTGCAACTTGGACTTGAAGAAACTCCAAAAGAATATATTGATAATCTTGTAGAAGTATTTGCTTGTGTTTGGGACATATTGGAAGATGACGGGACTCTTTGGGTAAACCTTGGTGACAGTTATTACAACTACAGACCAGGCAAAGGACAAGCACTAAGCAAGCAATCTGTATCTAATAGCCTTCAAGACTTGCCGCAAGACTGTGCAAGAAGGGGAAATAAACTTGAAGGTTATAAAGAAAAAGACCTTATGGGTATGCCTTGGCGATTAGCTTTTGCTTTACAAGACTTTGGTTGGTATTTAAGACAAGACATTATTTGGCATAAACCAAACCCAATGCCTGAATCTGTCAAAGATAGATGCACAAAAAGTCATGAATATATATTTCTTTTGAGTAAAAAGCCTAATTATTATTTTGATTATCAATCAATTAGAGAAGAAGGAGTTATTCCTGAAGGAACTAAAGCCGCTAAAGGAAGCGAAGAAAGACAAAATCAAAAAGGTGTTAATTCAAGGCCTCCTGAATACAAAATTTATGATGGCATGAGAAATAAGCGTGATGTTTGGACAATTAATACAAAACCTTATTCAGGTGCGCATTTTGCTGTATATCCACAAGAATTAGTAGAACCAATGATTTTGGCTGGAAGTCGTGTTGGCGATATAGTTTTAGACCCTTTTTTTGGTAGTGGCACAACTGGTGCTGTTGCTCAAAAATTAGGCAGGCAATATATAGGATGCGAACTTAACCAAAGTTATGAACAATTACAAAAAGACAGACTTCAACAAACTGCTATGGGGTTAATATGAACGACTACGATCCTAACGAAGCAATAAACTTTATATTTAAGACCGCACCTGCTTACGCTAAAGCTAAAGATGAGCTTGCCCAGCTTGAGGTTTACAAATCATCTTTGAAAGCCATAATGATGAAAAAGTCAAGCGAGCAAACTATTGGCGCACAGGAAAGAGAAGCGTATGCTAGTCAAGAGTATCAAGATTTATGTAAAGGTATTGGAGCAGCAACAGAGGCTTCAGAAGCGTTAAAATGGCAATTAGAATCCGCTAAATTAAGAGTTGAAATTTGGCGCACACAAGAATCATCCAACCGAAACATTGAAAGGCTTACCAAATGACCGACTATAGCGAAATTGTCTTAGATATTAAGAACTTAACCAAAACATATCTAAATGCTGCAAGCCTTAACAAAGACAAAAGCGCTTATGACATCAGTATTCATTTGGTGGATGTCTGTCAAAAATT